TGGCGAAGCGGTATCACAGCTTATTCCTCCCGAAGTACAGATTGCGGCGGCGGCATTGGCAATAACGCTGACTACCGCAACTATTCCCGCAATTGTGAATCTGGGGATTTCAGTAGCGACTGCAAGTGCCGGGATGGTTGCCGGATTGGCCGGTAATATGGCTAAATTGACAGCAAGTATCAGCACGTTGCCATCTATTCTTACGATAGCACAGACCGGTATAGTCGGATTTGGCAGCAGCTTAAAAACAATTATTACATTTATCCCGACATTGGGTATAAAACTGGCTTCTCTTGCGGCTTCTTTCGGACCGATTGGGATTGCTATTGCAGCAGTAGTAGTAGCGGTTACCGCATTTTTAGCAAGCGGGCATTCGCTGGAAGAAATGCTGTCCGTTGTTCCGGGAACAATGGATGCAGTAAAACTGGCTGGTACATCATTAAAGATGATGTTCGGAGAAATAGGTGTTGCTATTCAAAATTTAATATCGGCAGCATCTCCTCTTATTGCATCGCTGGCAACCGTTTTCACAGCGTCTGTATATGCGATTATTGCTGTACTTAATGTATTTGTGACGATATTATCTACTGTACTTACCGTTGCGTCTGATATTATAACGGGACTTATAGCAGCATTTAACTGGGCATATAGTGGGATTTCCAATGCCTTAAGCGAAATAGGTGATGCGTTGAGTAATATGGCTGACGCAATTTTACCACAATGGGCGTCAAACGGGCTTAAGACGATTAAAAGCTTTGTCCAGACTGCTATGGGATGGCTGCAAAACCTGATTGCTAAAATATTCCAGACTAATAACGCTTTAAGTAATGCCGGCAACGGAATGACTAGCGAAGAAAAAGCAAGACGTCAGGGGGCTAATGAAGTATATAACAGCGCACAAAGCAGTGCCCCTACAGAAAGCGCTACCCCTGATTTTTCACAGTTTAACGGCGGGGGCAATACTAGCAGTACCGGCGGATCTGGGGGAAGTGGAGGAACAGGAGCTAGTGGAACGGCAGGAACATATAACCCCCGTGAAGGGGCTATTTATAATGCCCAGGCATTGACAGGACGGTCATATGGTACCGGAGATGGCCAGGTTGTATGTACGACGTATGTGGAAAACGCATGGGCAAATGCTGGACTTACGAACGCTTTTGACCTTGGCGGAGATGCTACCCAATGGGCGCAAAATGCAGGGGCAGCATTCCACTCAGCTGATTCAGGATATGTTGGTAAACCGGGGGATGTAGCAATTACTGCTGGCAGTGGGTATGCTGATGGGCACGTTATTATGATTGATGAGAATGGTACCGGGTATTATGCTGCCGGCGGTTGGAAAGGCGAATCGGCACATTATGACCAAGATTATCATGATGCATTTTCCGGTCAGATTTATGGCTATATCGACATGGCAGAATATGGCGGATTCCAGGACAAGGGAAGCACAAAAACGGCTCCTGCATTTAACTGGGACCAGAGCCAATACACACAGGCGATAAAGGCAGCGGCCGAAGCATATAGTATAGATCCGAAGCTGTTGCTTGCTGTGGCTATGCGTGAAAGCGGTGGCGATACAGTAAGTGGACTGACCATGGATGGTGGCAACGACGGCGGAATGATGCAGATTCTTAGTGGCGACCAGGACGTATTGGGAAATGATGGAAAACGGCATCAAATTGGAAAAATGTATTCTGATTATCAGACTAATGTTTATTCCAATGCGATGGCCGGGGCGGCAATGCTTAAAGATAAAATCAATGCTAATGGCGGCGATACCTGGGCCGGTGTAGCTGATTACTATGGTGGGGATGACAAAGCAGATTATGCTACCCAAGTAAAAGGTAACTACCAAAAGTTAGGCGGTAATGGCGGCCAGTTGCTGGAACAGCAAATGCAATATCAGAAAAAAATGATTGACCAGGCGCAGCAAACCAGTAAACAGATTGATGATACCTATGCCCAATCTACCATGACACAGGAAGAACTCGTTGACCGCAAGTACAAAAAAGAATATGAAAAATTAAACGAATCTAAAAAGTTTAATGGTGACTACGCAAAAGACAAAGAAAAACTGGATACCATGTATGCAGCGGAACATCTCAAAGCAGTAGAAGCAGATGCGAAAAAAACAAAAGAAATACAACAGAAAGCATTGAATATCAGTGCTGATTCTAAGACCAGTTCGTCGCCGCTTACCATGTCTGCCAGCGAACAAGAACTGACAAAGATGGAAACTGAATACGATAAAACGATATCGTCGATTGAAAGCAAATGGGCGCAATATTCCGAAGAATTTGCAAGTATGACGGAAGCACAGAAGCAAGTGTTTTTGAAAGCGCTGGATGCGGAAGATGTCGCCTACGAAGTATCACAGGATGGCCGTATATCTTTTAATCAGGAAGCATTGGATGCAAAAACAGCCGCATATCAGGACTATCTTGATAAACGGGATGCATATTTCAACCAAGCGAAAGATGTAGAAGCTGATTTGACAGAAGCCAAAAACAACAGCGATATGGCAGCGTTGCAAGAAGTGCTGACGGCTGAAAATGCCTTGCGTATGAATGATTATGAAGCACAGAAAACGATGATGGAAACGTACCAAGAAACATTTTTGGCAGCACATGCATCTACGGCCCAGATGGTAGCTGATTTGTACAGTACAGCCTTTAGCGGATTAAGCACGGCACTGACGGATATGGTCATGGGGACGAAAACATTATCTCAGGCATTTACCAATTTAGGTAAATCTATGATTCAGGTAATTGTTGAGTTCTACGCAAAGCAATTGGCCGGGATGATTACCAACAATGCTATGGCCAAAGCACAAACTGCAGCGGCAACGGCAACGACGGCTGCCGAAGGGATATCCATGGCAGCAGCCTTAGGCCCGGCGGCGTTTTTGAAACTTGTTTTAGACCCCGGCTCTGCTGCAGTGGCGACGTCTCTATTGGCATCGGGAACAGCGGCAGCATCTGGATTGGCGCTGTCATCAGCTATAGGCGGAGGAAGCAGCGGATTTTCCGGACCTAAGTTGGCATCCGGAGGTATTGCAAAAGGACCGACTATTGCCATGATCGGCGAAGGTCATAATGATGAAGCGGTAGTTCCATTGTCTCGAGATGTATTTGAAAAGATGGGACTTACCAGTCAGGGGCAACAAGTTAATAGCGTTTCCCTCAACGTAAGTGCGTTGGATTCATCATCTTTTTCTGACTTCTTGCGCAATGGCGGATTAGATGAAGTGCGGCAGGCTCTATTTGATAACAACCGCAATTTTGCGACAGATACGGGGGTATTTTAATGGCTATACGAAAATTCCCGTCGGAAGAATTAAATACGTTAGATTGGAACAGCACGAAGGCAATGAAATGGGATACACAGATACAGTCAGCAGGCAGCGGCAAGGTTCGGACGATGACCAACCTGCTGCTGCCAAACTGGACCATCGAAACGAAATTCAAGAGCTTGAATAATGAGCAATATCGCACTCTTTTCGGATTCGTTGCACTGGTAAAAGGTGCTTTCGAACCATTCCTATGGTTGGATCCGGAAGATAACCACGAGGATAATATACAGTTGTCTCAATTGACACCGGGAACATATCAGGCAGTCATGAAGATGGGTGTATATGTTGAACCCGTAGAATATATTGATAATGTCACCGTTACCATTGACGGGGTAAAGAAGCAAAGCGGCACCTATTCTACCACCAATGGCTGTATCGTATTTGATACGGCCCCTGCGACAGGGGCGGTTGTCAAAGCAAGCTATACATATTACTGGAAAGTAATGTTTAAAGACGATGGGGTAACGGTGGAAAGCGTTTTTACGAATATCAATAAAACCAAGTCTTTTAAATTGGTCACAGTGAGGTAGCTATGAAGAGTGTAACAGCGGATTTGGAAACATATCTAAATACAGAGAAAAATATGACGTCCTGTGATTTATATGATTTGGTATTGGCTGACGGCACGACTTACCATTATGCGGATACCGATATGGATATATCGTATGATGGACATGCGTACCTGCATAATGCCTTGCTGATTAAGCGTGACCAGGTGAAGCTGAATGACCGGGTTGTGGTAGATACCATGACAGTTACTATTCATGCGGGGCTTAAAGATACGATAGAAAATTCTCCTGTCTTAAAAGCAGCACACGATGGGACGTTAGACCGGGCCAAACTGTACTTAAAAAGGTGCTTTTTTCATGGGACGACTATTGTTGGCGTAATTGCTCTGTTTGGCGGTAATGCGGAAGTTAAAAGTGCCGGCGGCATCAAGCTGCAGCTGACAGTAAAGTCTAAGACGCAGGGGCTCAACATGAGTTTTCCTATACGTAAATACTATCCACAGGGGACATATTCAGTAGACAGCAACAGCCAGGTGATTTCCAGTGCTGATACGGATGATACCTGTCTGATTGCGCCATTTATCCCACGAAAAGAGGTGCTGATGTAATGACAAATGGAGAACGTATTGTAAAAGCGGCCATGCCGTGGCTTGGAACTCCCCATGTCAATCAGGCACGAGTTAAGGGTATTGGCGTGGATTGCGGCATGCTATTAATCGGGTCGCTCGAAGATGCCAATATGGTGCCAAAGGGTAGCATAAAAATAGCCCCGTACTCTAACGAATGGCATCTGCATCACAGTGAGGAATGGTTCCTGCACTACGTGCAGCAATATTGTAAGAAAGTTGATACGATGGAAACAGGAGATTTCCTGTTGTTCCAGTTTGGCCGGTGCCGGTCTCATGCCGGCATCTATATAGGCAACCACACCATTATTCATGCCGTCGTACAGCAGGGCGTCATTTTATCCAATTTGGATGATGTGATGCTGTATGATGGGCACGGTAAATCAAGACTGCGTGATATATACAGATTCGAGGTAAATAATGGGATTTTTTAAGGGTCACACGACTACTACACGAGCCAATAAAATAAGTGAGTTTACCGTAAGTACTGCAGGATACGGTGACCCCGTGCCGGAAATACTAGGGACTACCCGCATCAGTGGCAATGTCATTTATTATGATGATTTTACTGCTCACGAACATCGGGAAACCCAGCGTACCGGCAAAGGGGGCGGCGGGAGTAAGTCTGTTAGCATTACCTATACTTATACAGTAGCGGTGATTGTGGGCCTTTGCGAAGGACCTGTGCAAGGAGTCAACCAGGTATGGATCAGTAAAGATATTTATACGTACCCGAACGACAAAATACAGCTGACATTGTTTAGTGGCACGCAAAATCAAAGTGCCTGGGCATATACAACCGGAAAACATCCGGACAAGGCTCTTCCTTATCCGGGACTTGCATATATGGCCGGGGTCATCGACCTTGGTGATTCCGGGTCGATGCCTAACTTTAATTTCGAGGTACAAGGAAAGTTGCTTAGTACGGGCGATGGTACAGATGTCAATCCTGCTGATTATATCCGGTATGTTTTGGATAAGGTGGGTTTAAGCGACGCAGAAATAATTGGGCTTGACAATTATCGTCAATATTGTAAAGAGGCGGATATGCTCATTTCTACGCCTCCTGACACGTCCAATGATGCCAGTGCTCGTGATACCATCAATGAGATTGCAACGATTACGAATGCTTATATTTTCTGGTCCAATGACAAATTTAAAATTGTTCCTTTAGAAGACCGCGATGTTGGTAGCTGGAAACCCAACAGAACTATCCAGTATGACCTTACACCAGATGACTTCCTTCCGCAGTCTGAAGGGGCACTGGTGACATATCAGCGAAAAGATAGTAGCGAAGTATACAATAAGTTCCCTGTCGAATTTATCAACCGCAGTAATGGATATGAAAAAGAATCTGTCAGTTATGCGTTGACAGACGACATTGCTGATTTTGGGCTACGGCAGGCTAATACGACTAACGCCCATTATTTGTATACAAAAGAACGGGCAGTAAAGCTTGCGGAACAGTTGGCCCGTAGCGGGAAATATGGAAAAAACAAGTACACATTTAAACTTGATTGGTCTTTCTGCCGGTTGGAAGTAGGCGACTTAGTAACCCTTACTGATCCTAATTGTGGACTGGATAAACAGGTTGTATTGATTGACAGCGTGACCGAAGGTACTGATGGAATTATTACTTTTACGGCGGTATCACGTCCGGAAGGAGATTATACGGCCGCTAAATACAATGTGCATGCCACCGACCGTCCATATATCAATTACAATGTGACTGCTCCGGATACGGATAAGCCGGTCATTATTCAGCCTCCGGCGGATTTGACTACCAGCGGCTTAGAATTATGGATTGGAGCCAAAGGTACTGGAACTGGATGGGGCGGTTGCGATGTATACGTAAGTGATGATACGACAAATTACCGTCTGGCTGGGCAGATAACCAATACAGCCCGTATCGGTACGTTGGTATCGGAAGTATCAGGCACAGACACAACGATAGAAGTCAATGCTAACGGGTCATTCTTGTCGGGGACAGAACAGGATGCAGAACGGGCCAATACACTTTGTTGGCTGAATGGGGAATGCCTGTCATATCAGACGGCAACACTTTTAGCAACCGGTAACTATCAGCTGACTGGATGCATCCGTGGACAGTACAATACAACGGCTGCACAACATGCTGCAGGGGAAACGTTTGCCCGCATGGACGCAACGCTGCTCAAGATAGGATTCCGGAAAGAAGATGTAGGCAAAACTATATGGCTTAAATTTATATCATTTAATATCTTTGGTGCCGGCAATCAGGACATGTCAGAGGTGCAGGCGTATGAATACACCTTGTTGCCTTATTATATTCCGCCGGTCACTGATATTTCGGCATATAACCGGTATCGGCAGTTGTCCGACGGCGTATCCCGATATGATATTGTTGTGGCATGGAATCCTCCTGATCTGCAAAGTTATATGAGCGGTCAGGTTTGGTACAAGACGAACCATTTGCAGGCGTCTAATATCGTAGTAAAAGAAGGAACCACTGCTGACAATCTCGGTTTTGATGGAGATTGGATATTTGGTGGCAGCGGCAAAAATCAGGTTGTTATTCCGCAGGCCATCGTTGGTGATACGTATCGAATAGCCGTCTGCACTAAAGACGAATGGGGCGCTGAAACTTCTCCAAACACAGCCCCGTCCAAAGATATACTGGTAGCAATGAAGACGACGACACCAAACGTGCCGGATGGATTTGGAATCACATTTGGTACTGTATCAACCGTATCGTGGAATGAAGTAACTAATACGGATATCGCCTGGTATGAAGTCCGCCTTGATGATCATCCGGGCTTACAGACAGATGGTCTATTGGCAACAACAACGAGCACACAGACGATTATACCGCTGACAGCACGCAGCGGAACGTTATATTTGTATGCTAAAAATGCTCTGGGGAAGTACAGTGATGCTGCCATCCTGCAATACAATAAAGCGAAGCCCAAGCGCCCCGGAATGCCGGCCGTTAACGAATCATTGGGAGGCTTTGGGGTACGAGTGGAATCCATCCCATCCGGATGCATTGGCATGAACGTGTATATCAACGATGAAGTTAATATCAGGACGGTAAATAATACGTTGGCATATACCTGTCCGGCAGGGCTGTATAATGTCAGCGCTGCTTTTTATGACCTGTTCGGAGAGGGCGAAAAGTCTCCTGCTGCCAGTGTAGTCGTCAAGATAGAAATTGACGAAACGATGATAAAAGACGAAGCAATATCGTTGGCCAAAGTAGACGCAGCCATTGCACAGGCATTGAAAGACGGTAAAGCAGCTAATACGAATGTAATCCAACTGGTGCAGAACCTTAACGATACTAAAAATGGTATAGACAATTACTCCGCTCTTGTCCAGATGGCAGATACCATCAACTTGCGAGTTAAATCAGATGAGGTCATCAATCAGATAAACATATCCCCAGAAAGCATCCTGATTAATGGGAAGCGGATACATATCACAGGAGACACCTATTTTGATGACAATGTTATCGTCGGTAAAATGCTAGCAGCGAATACTATTACAGCTGACAGACTGGCTGCACAAGACATCGTTATCAGTGCCAATACAGCCACAGGTATTGTTGGTGGGGCTGTGAGATTGGATGAAAATGGCCTTACAGTAACTAATGATGATAATACTGCGATATCATTTAACGGCAATGGGATGGTCAGTACAGACGGTAACGGAAATGTTTTTAACGTTGTTACTCGTATGATTATGGGGACTGCTAAAAATGGGGAATACGTCAAATTTAAAAACCCATGGCCGACGGTCCCCAATGTTATTGTCATACCACAAAACATGGTTGTGCAATCAGAGAGTTATCCATCGCAACGGGTTATTTTGCATGCATATGCGACCAATATTACAACAAATGGTTTTAATGTCGTGTGCTATTCCGGGATTGCTAATGCATCCGGAGGGTATCAAAGCTTAAATGCC